ACGCAATAATGTTAGCAATTGCTGGGTCTACGTCAGCAAGGCTGAATAGTTCCAAAGCACGTGTAACAAGGACTGAGTTACCATACTCTGCAAGAGTAATGGTTACAGATGTTGGTGTAGACAATGCTACTGCATCTGGGTCAGCAGTTTCTGTTAATGTAGAAGTTGCTGCTGCTAGGTCTTGGTAGCGTTGTAGGACTACTGTTGAACCTGGAATTGCTTGCTTTGCTGGGCGCTTGTCTGCGACTGAACGAATAAGTGGTTCAGAACGGAGAGCGAACTCTAGAAGACGGTCATATGCCTTCTGGACTAGACCAGCAGAGCCTGCGGTTCCTCCAAGAGAGGACGAACCTGTTGTTGTATAGGCGTTTGCCATTTTGTCACCTCCAAGGTGATTAAGTTAAACTATGATTAGTTTTGTGAACGGAGGATGTCTAATAGTGCGTCCATAGAATCCGCACCATCAATTCTCATATTTAAATCATCCATTCGGTCAGGACTAAAAGCATTTGTAGTAACGGCATCTTGCTGACGCAAGGCTGCACGATCATTTTCATTTGCTTTAGGCTCTGGGGCATCTAACTTAATTCCAAACAATTCAGCATTATCGTCGAGCCAGTGATTAACTGATTCTTCGCTAACATCATCAATGTCTTTAAGAATTAAACGTGCTGCCTTAGAGTTTACGCCCTTCTTTTCTAGGACTTCTTTGACTGTCCGCTCACGCTGCACTTTTGACAATCCATCAAGTTGCTCAGTGAGTTCCTTAATACGTTTCTCGTCTGCACGTTTAGCCTTCCGCAACTTTTTAAGTAAGTCACTTCCGTCTAGTTGTGTTTCCAAGTCGGTATCTTGGTCGTCTTCGTCTTCATCCCAGTAGTTGTTGCTCATAGCAACCCACCCTTCTATTCGTTTTAGTCGCAAGCCTCAAAGTCATTTGGGGAAATGGTTTGGCTCTTGCTATCGGTCTAATACACCGCGTGGGGCCGATGGGTCCACGTCGGGAATCTATTTAAAACGCGCCAGATTTTCCTTGACGGTTTAGGTATTGAGTAGAGAATGCTCCCTTAGAAGTTCCTGAAGAACCTTGGTAGTTTGCTTGTTCTCTAGAAACTAAATCTTCTAATTTGCGTTTCTCTGAAGCAAGTCCAAGTATGTTGGCTTTCTCTGCTTCAACTTGTCCATACTGAGCCAATTGACCACCATATATGGAACTGAGTTTTTCAGCAACTGGAAGTTGTCCAGCAATTTTTTCATAGTCAGTCTTTGTCTGCGGCAAACCCTGGTTAGTATTTCTTATAGCGTCAGCACCTATTGTTCCAGTGGTTAAATTACTATAACGATTAGACTGTATAGTTTCAGCAGCCATTGAAGCATTAAGTCCTTGAGTAAGGGCTGCGCCACCAATTTCTGCTGCTTGAACTTTGCGTTCCATTACAGCCACTTGATTTTTAGGGTCAAGCATTGTTGCCACTAAATCTGCAGTATTGAGTTGTGGATAGAATTTACGCCAAGCATCAAGTGTTCCTGGATCAGAGTTGAGAACTCTGTCATAAGCCATTGATACACGCTGTCCTGCTTCAACAACATTTACACCATTGCCAATTAAAGTGGAATACATTCCTGCATTATCAAAAGTAGGTAGGGAATAATTTTTAAATACTTGAGAATAACCACGCTCCATCTCAAGATATGTTTTTTCATCCACAGCACCAAGACCATTTTTAATTCTTGTTTGATTACCAGAAAAACGTTGAGTATAATCTGCATTATATCGTCCATCATAACGCAGTAAATCCAATGCCTCAGCACTTGAAATTCCAGGGTAATCTTTACGAATTTTTGCCCAAGTAGATGCAAAGTTTTGAATATTATAAACTTTCATCATTTCCATCATTGCATTAAATAATGCATCTTCTTTTGAAATGCTTTCAGGGGAACCCATTGGAACCACTTGAGATTGAGGAGTTGTTGAACCCATAGGGTCAATGATTCCATTATTTAACGCAAGTCCAGGAACTGTTGTTGAACCGTAAGATTCTGCTGCAACTGGATTGTATCCCATTGGGACACCATTGCTTGTAAAGGTAGGAAAATAAAGAGTTGGGGAGGAGTAACCTGCAGGAGCGCCACCAATAGTTACTGTGGGAATAGGTGTTGCTGGTGATTGTGCTCCAGTTACTGTCTTTCCAACAACAGCATTAGTCTGCTTTGCTTGTTCTTGAGTTATTTTCAACTGTGTGTCAAATGCTTTCTGAGCGTCTGCTACAGCAGCAAGTTGTGCTTTAGTTGCCATTTACACAGGTCCTATTCCAAAAGTATCCATCATTGTTTTAAAATCGCTAAGTTGTTGAGCCCTGTATCCTGGGGCTTTTTCAATTCCATCAGAATTCCAAATTACTTTTTGAACATCATCTTGACTTAATATGTTTGTTCCACTAGCAATTTTTGAAAGGAAAGATTGAGGGACTTGATTTGCTTTAACTCCAAATACACTGGCATAAGATGTTATTGGGGCAGATAATAAATCAGAAACTGTTTGTCCATTTTTAATACCCTCTGCAATAGCAGGATAGTATTGGGTTGCTTTCATTTGAATATTTTGCATAATATTTTGTTTTGCCTGAGTGCTTCTTGAGGCAGCAATGGCATCTTTGTAAATCTTTTTATCATCTAATGGAAGGTAGTTATCGGTATAAGCATTTCTAATTTGAGTTACACTAATACCAAAGGCTCCGCCAGTAATGGGTTTAGCATTAGGGTCTGTCTTATCTAAAGCATTAGTAACTAAAGTATTTGCTTTTTTAGCAACATATTTTTGGAATATACTTTCAGCCAATGTAGGGTCAAGTTTATTGGCCCCACCTGCTGCTTGCTGTGCTTTAAGTATCTCTGTAGAGTAAGCCTTAGCAGTTTTGCTATCTACTCGCTCATCAAACAAATCTAAAAATTTATTATTTATATCAAGTTCTAATGATGCAGGACTAGATAAAGTTATTGCTTTAGCAGCAGTTGGTTTGCCAAAATACTGTTGCGCTAATCCAGGATCTGTAATGAATTGTTGAATACTTCCACTATAATCATTTCCAGACTGGTCTGCGTGAGCCATTAATTTACCAAGAGCAGTAAAGTCTTCTGGTCTAAATGTTACAGCAGTTCCTTGGCTAGCAATATAATTTGCAGCATTTGCAGATGCTAGAATATCGTTCTTTGAATATAATCCTTTTATACTTGCCATACGAAGTAGCAAGTTTGCTCTGCCTTGGTTATCTAATGTTTCATATGCCTGGTATGGTGATACCTCAGTATATTGAGGCATAGCGTAAATAGGCTTTTTATTAACATCAACACCTACTTGGACTTTGCTACCCAGTGGCAAACCACTTATGCTTTTGCCTTTAACATTTTGAGTAAAAGTTACATTGCTCGCTTGTTCAGAAGGTCCTAATGCCCCACCCTTATTAAGGGTTGGTGCAGTATTTGGGGTTGGAGTTGGTTTTGCACCAGGAACTTTCGGTGGAATCACTGCTGGGGACATTACCCCTCCAATTCTGATTTAAAGTATGTATAGAATAACTTTTGGAAATCTGGATTACGTTGTAGAATCTTTGCCGCCTCTTGAGCCAATTGAGTTCTTTGTGGTTCTGATGAGGCGTTGCTGAGTGTCTTCATTCCACTTGCTTCAATAGCCTTATCACGCAAGTATAAGTAATCGCGCATTCCAGTTAAAGCATCTGAATCCGCCAAACTTTCGTCTGCTACGGCAGCCTTTAATTGATTAATAATTCTAGTGCGCTTGCCAGTATCTAGATTGAAAGTAAGATCTAATTGCTCAAATGATTTTGACAAAGATTGGCTTGCGGCCTTGAAATCAGAACTACTCCAATTTTCGGCAGTAGAACGTGTTCTTAGTCTATCCAAAGCAGCATAGTATCTAATCTGAGTAGCCTTTTGCATTATCTCTTTTGGAGTTAACTTAGTAAAAGAACCACGTTGCTGTTGATATCTATATAAAGCCTGAGATAGTTCTCCGTTAGGATAGAACATTCCATAAACATCTGGATATTTATTTAATACACTTGGATCATTCTTAATTAAGTTATATGTAGGAAGATTAGTTGGTTCTTGATTTGTGGTAGTATTGATAATAGCAAATATCTGTTCTGGTCCATAGGTATCTAGGAAGTCAGCATATGCTCTGTTTCTATTAGAACCTGAGTTGGCTTCAAGATTCTTAAAATCAGCCCATAGAGATGTTGCTAATACCGTGTTTCCATCTTTGCTCTTTGCCAATGCTTCAGGACGAAGAGAGAATGGGATAGGCATAAACGCGCCAAATACACCACGCCACATTGTAAAGTATTTAGCAAGGTTATATGAATCTTTAGTTAGACGTTTCTGGTCCATTGGGTCATCTAGATTATACTCACCGCTATTAGCAAGATATGTCATAGATGGAGCAAACGCACCAGCAAATGCTGGTTCTACTCCTGCAGCAGATGAAAGAATTCGACTCCAGTTAGAACTGAGCAATGCAGAGTTTAATACTCCGCTGTTTTTAATATCTGGTGTTCCATATGGAAATAGGACTCTATATGCTTCTTCTTCAATTCCAGCAGGAAGAAATTTCATAGGATTTTTATCCATTGAATCAAGAAGTGCTGCAGAGATGCTTACGCCAGGACCAAATCCTGGAAGAACGCTACCGCCACCAAGAGCAAAGTTAAATGATTGCGGGGTCGCAGACAAAGCAAAAGGTCCGCTTACTCGTGGATGACCAGACATTCCTTGAAATAAATTAAGTGCTGCGCCAGCAAGTGGCATAAAGAACTTGCGTTCACCTGTTGTGGGGTCCTTAAAAAAGAATCCTTGGTTAGCATCATAATAGTCTTTAGCATCTGTTAGTTCATACAGTGCTGATGAATCAGCAGATGATAACCAATCAAGAGCCTTTGTAGCCTTGTAAACTTGAAGAGGATTTTCCATTGCTAATCCACTCCAGGCGTGAATGGTATCCCACCAGGCTTGAGCAAATGGTGCAACTAAACGTAATTGATGAAACAGCAAACGACGCTTACCAGCATTATAGAACAAATCAGCAACTTTCTTATTTGCTACATTTGCAGCATACTGATGTGCTTCATCTAAAGTAATGTTTCCATCACCCTTAACTATTTCAAGACGTTTCCACGCTGGGTGAGTTCTGCCAATATTGTTACCAGTAATAGGGTTACGAAGTGGTCCTAATGACTTAGGTGCTTCTTCTCTTAACTTTAAAATGGCTTTTTCATCAAGAGCGCCAAGAATGTTATGAATAGCATCCCAATATGACTGACGCCATTCAGGTCCCATAGTGGTTAGTTTTTCCATTTTAACTGCATAATCAAAGAACTTATTAGTTACATCTGAAAATACATTTCCCTTACCACCAACACGTTGAAACTTTTGAGTTGGGACTGTCATCTTTACATTATCCCAATTACCAGTTCCATCAAATGCTTCTTTAACTTGCTTTGTAAATTCTGCTTGAGCGTCATTTAATGACTTACGACCCTTAGATATTTGAGATGAATTTTTAATAGAGTTTTCTGCTGCTTTTTTAGCACCAGGAATTTCAAGAAGTTGGTTTCCTACCTTTATTTTTCCAGCAGAAAGAAGTTTCTTTATAGTGCTTGATGACTTACCACCAGCACCAGCAAGTTCTTCAATACGGGCTAGAACAGATACTTCTTGTCCTCCAGCATTTTTTCCCTTAAATAAGAATTTCATTAGACCATCTTTTGTAGTCAATGCTTCTTTTGTAAGTTCATCTTTGCTGTGTAAATAATAATCTAAAGTCTTGCGACCTCCCTTATTAAGGAAGTAGTCAACTGTTCTCATCTCTTGTCCGGGTTTTGTTGCAAGAACTTGTTGAACAAACTCTGAGTTATGAAGAATGCGAAGTTGGTTTGAGAATCCATCCCACCATAGAGGATGTCCAAAGACTTCTTTTTGATATCCAAGGTTTCTTAAAATTTTATTTATCTCACCATCGCCACCTGCGCCAACGAGTGAGTTACCCATAAAGTCTACATATGGATCTAAAAGTGCCATTGCTTGCTCTTCAGATTTTAATTCATCTGCTTGAGAAGCCATCTTAAATCCATTGCCGTGAACGTCATTGCGTACTTTATCAAATTGATTTAGTATTGAACGCCATTTAGGTCCGCCATCTTGTCCTAAGAACATTGCTATAGCAGATATAGGGTGATTAAAGAATGATGAGTGACCAGATGCAAACACACGAATCTGCTCTTCTGCAATGTTACGAGTAATATATGCAGGACGAAGCATTACGGATTTCTTCCATAGGCTAGTTCCAAAAGTTGTTGCCTCATCAAGTTTAACTCCAATATCTCCAAATTTCTTTGCAGATAGGATAAACTTTGATATTTCTTCACCAGAAGGAATATATACAAATGAGTTTAGAAGTTCTGAATCTAGGTGAGAACTATGAATAGTGACTGATTTTCCTTTACTGATCATAAAGGTTATTTCAGTTCCCTTAGCGTGTTGCTCAGCCCAATAAGCAGCAGTGTCTTTACGCTCAGTTTCAAATGTTCTAGTAAGTTTTTTAAATTTATCTAGTTGTTCTCCAGTAAATTTGCTTGCATTCTTAGCATATATTGCATCAAATAGTTTTGCTGATGCTGTATAGCCAGATGTTGTAGCATCTGTTGAAAGTGCAATATCATCAAGTAAAGTTTTGATTGTAGCATTGTCTAGTTTAAGAGAACGAGCAACACCATTCACAACTTCAACAAGTTTATCTTTGTCGGTAATGTGAACTAAAGTTCCGCCTTTATCTGGGACATAGGCGTGGTATTTGTTTGATATACCTAATAATAATTTATGAATTGGTTCTCTTGAGCGAGAACTAGCCTGCCAACCATTTACGACCTGGGTTGCTCTAGGTGATACACCTTTTACGATTCCAGATAATGCTCTAGTTGTAGTTGATCCAGTTTCGAGAGCACGTTGCATAACTTTGCCATCAGCAATGAAAGGAGCAATTGCTGAAAGTGCTTCTTCTCTTGTAGTTGCCTTTGCTAGCAAAACCGCTTCTTCAACTGTAAGTCTACCCTTTGCAAGGCGTTGAATCTTCTGCCAATCATCAATATTTACAATAGTATCAATGATATGGGTTCCTTGAGAACCACTTAAGAAAGATGCAATACCATCATAATCAATATTAATCTTATTGTATTGATCTTTAACTTTAGCCAAGGTCTGATAATTCTTTAGATAAGCAGCAGTCTTTTGTTCTTTAGTAACAGCACTAGCACCGTGAACTTGCTTAAGTGAAGATTCTACAGCCTGAGTTGCTTCATCAAGTTGTGATTTTAAAAGAGATGCTTCTTTAGCAGCCTTTGCTGCTTTAAGTCCAGTTGAGCCTTCAGATGCTAATTGTGCTAGTTTGGCTGCTTGCTTTAATTTTCCAACAGCAATAGTTGGGTCAGTTACAACACTAAGACCAATATCGCCAAGGGCTGTAATAACTCTAGCAGCAGCACTTTCTGGATGACCAACTGTAAGCAAATATGCCGCTGGATCAAATACGCTGTAAGGACGGTAATAGATTTTGCCACCAACTTCAAAAGCAACTTTGGCTTCTTTCATCTGTGCTGTGCGAGCAGCAAATCCAGCACCAGTTTCTTCAGAGGGGAAGAATCCAGCACCTAAATCTATTTTTCCCTCTTGAATTTGTTGTTTGACTATTTGATATAATGTTGTTTGTCCACGAAAGTTTTTTGCAGACTCATTATAAAAAGAACCAAGTTGTTTATTTTCTGGAGTATTGCCTTCTTGCAAATCTTTATATGCTTGACGCATAGGTGTGCTTACAACTTCTAGTCCAGTTTGCCCAACAACTGATAAACCTCTTACAAGTCCCTTTATACCAGACCATACCATACCAACTGGAGTATTGTTAAACTTTTCAGTAGAAAGACGATTGCTTTCTTTTTTAATATCCAACTGACGTTGTGTTTGAGTCTGTTTATCAATCTGTATAAGAGTATCAACTAAAGCATTATTTGGCATAGCGCCAGCCTTAGCAAGACCAGTTATAACTCCAGCAGATGCTGTAGGATTAGTCTTTAAAAGAGAGCGAAGATTTTCGCCTTGAGGTCCCGTTACTAACTGAGCAGCCTTAAGCGTATCAGAATAGTCGGCTTGATTTTGGGTTAGTTGTCTTTCTTCTACCCCAATAAGTGTAGGTAAACCGTTGGCATCTTTGCCAACTTTAGGTAAACTCATACACGACCTTGTTTAGACAAGTTTTCAAACATAAAAGCAATATCTCTATTTTGTGGATCCATCATATACATAGCCTGAACTGCTTGAATTGCTTGTTCTGGTTGGGGTGTGGACATAGCAGGAGTTGGCACTGCATCTGGACCTATTGGTGAACCGTGAGCAAGACCATCTGTTGGGTCTCCCTCTGTATGTAAATCCGATATTCCTTTTAATGGTGGAAGTTGTGAGTTAGTTTGTGTTGAACCCATAGCACCTATAGTAGGGTCTCCTGCTAATGGTGCTGATTTTGCAGTATTAAAAGTTGATACTCCTTGGCCCTGAGGCAATCCAGGAACATACATTGCTTTTTGAGTATCTGTAGCCATTTGACCATTACTTCCATTTTGAGAAACATTCATTGGGTTATATTGAGGACCACCGTGTGCGCCGCCACTCTTGCCTTTGACTCCAGCCACGATTCCTCCTACTTAATATGTCTAGGTTGTATTTTAGATAGATAAGGTCCTGCTGTAAATGCTGTAAGTTTGCTTGCAATTTCCATTGCTTGATAAGCATCAGCACCAGCGTGCAATGCACCAAGTGCATACGCTGCTCCAGAACCTGCCGCATAGACTCCGTGTTCAGTTTTAGATACTGAACATTCCTGGTCTATATCAAATATTTCTCCGCCTATTGCAATAATAAACTGAAACCTAAGTTCTTTATTATCTTCATCAAAATTATATCCATTGTTGGATAAACATTTGCGAAGCGAAGGCATAGCCTTTGCAATCATAAAGTGGTATAAATCTTTTTTATCTAACTTGCTTGGAACTGGTGGTTCCCATATATGCTGTGCTACATCACAAGGAAGAACTTCTCCTGAACCAGCAATTAGATATGGACCACGATCTGCAATCTTTTGAACGTTAGGGTGTGAATATACAAACCCACTACTATCAGTAGTTTGACTATCGGCAACAATGATTGCAGCGTCTTTATGCTCTATACCGATAATTGTTGTCATTGTCCCCTACTTAATTATTTGTTCCTGTTTACTGTTCTTGCACTGGAATTTGTTTGACCACTACTTGACATAGTTGAAAGCAAACTTTGAATTGTTGGCGGTTGTGCTTGCTCTTGAGGTGGTAAATTTTGTGGTGCGCCTTGCTGTGCTGCTTGTGGAGATGTAGAGCCTCCTACTGGAGCACCTGAGGGAGCAGGGGACGTTTGCTCAACCATAGGATTAGCCCCAGCAGGAGGAACCTGTGGCGCGAATATGTCCCCGATAGAATCTTCTACAGATTTGCCACCTTGACGCGCCTTGATAACCTCAGCAATTTTACGAATGATATCACTTGGGTCTCCCCCTTGTGAAGCCATTTGCGGTATTGCTTGGGTGTATGACTGAAGTGAAGCAATAAGCGCATTGCGCATATCTTCAACTTCAATTTTTTCTTGTTCTTGAGTTACATTCACATTGAATGGCAACTCACGCATAGCCATATCCTTAGATATTAACTTACCACCAAGTGCTTGTAGCATAAAAATAAGTCCCTGTGCTGGATTAAGACCAGCCAACATACCATAACGAACATCGGCGGAGTAATCTCCATTGATATCTCTGCTTGGAGTATATGTAATTACATATGGAGAACCAGCATCTACACCGCGAATTGTCTTCTCAAAATTAAAGTAGGTTTCATCTACTTCAAAACATAGAGCGATGACATCGCGTAATGCTGCAGCAAAGATGGCTTGAGATGATTTAACTTGAGTATCAAATGCTCCCATAAGAGCCTGCACACCTTGCCCAGTAATAACAGATGCGTTGATATTTCCAGTTCGTCCTTCTGGGTAACGTGATCCAACGCGGAGTTCTTGATTAAGTAAATTCTGTTCAGTAAATGCGCCTTGTGGTAGATTCAAATCTACGCGGCGGACACCAGCAGGGTTTGCTGTGCGAATAACTGCGTCTCCACCAAGTTGTAATTCTTGAACATCTTGTGGCAAAACGATTGGTGCTTGAACTGATTTCTCAGCCGCTTCCATAGCAAGCATAGCAAAACGATTGCGAAGTAATTGAATACCAAGAACATCATCAAACTGTCCACGCATTTCAGCATCAATAGAAGGTCGTTTAGCAATAACTACCATCATTTTGCCTAGAGGGTTCTTGGCTTGAGATAAAACTAAGTTATGGCGTGATGGAACATAGACTACTGATTGTTCTTTATCATAATAACGAATAATATCAATTTGAGTGTTTAAATCTTGTTTATAACCATCTGGCCCTAATAGTTGTCCGCTATATTCAGGGAATTGTGCTACAAGTTCGCCAAGTGTCATAATGTAACGCTTAGCGTATGCTACGCAACGACCATAGCGATCAAACTCTGGGTATGCTTGGCGTGGATTTTCAATACGGATACGAGGAAGACCTGATTCCTCATCAATCTCAATAATGAATGGTAAAAATCCATATGTGATGTAGTAATCTGCACCAGTATACATATGAACTGAAAGATCAGAATGAACAAAGTAATTAGCAGCAATGCGTGTGCGTTTATCGGCAAACCTGCGAGCCTTATCATTGACTGCATTTGCTGCAGAACAATTGATTGTTGGCAATGGGGCCATAACTTCAGATAAATCTCGGGCAACTACATCAATAAAGTTGGCTACTACGTTAGCATCTACACCATCTGGAAAGAAATCTGGATATACATCAGCAATTTTACCTTGGCGGACAGCAAGAACATCGCCTGCTTTAGCGTCTCTTTCACTTGAGCGGTAGCGCAGGGAATCAACCCGTGCTGCTACTTGCTGAATTGTTAATGCCATTGTTTTCCTATCCGTAGGTTTCTACCCATTGCTCTGCAAAGGCTTCATCTAGTTGTATAGAGCCCCGTTGTGCTTTCTGTGCACGGGTGGCCCACCTATTATTTTGGTATTGGCTTATTTTTGAATTCTGTTGCATAAGTTCTCTTATGCGGATGATAGCAAACCACAGGGCCATAACTGTATCTGTTGGGTTTCTAGTATCTGGCTTCCAAGTGATAAGTTGCTGGACTAAGGTCTTGAGACCCTCAGAACCTTCATTGCTTGGAAGTTCGATTATATTGTTATCTTGAAAACGACCATCTCTGATTGTCCCAAATAACGAAGCCATCGAGGCTACACCAAAAGATGTATCCCATTTATTCTTGCCTGTGAAGTGTGATTCAAGGCGTGTGCCATACTGGGCTAACCAGTTACGCAGATCCTCATCTAAGGCGTAAGCCTTCTGATGGGCGTTAATTTCAATACGTAGTTCTTGTGGGCGATACTTATCAACCCATTCTTCAATCAATGCTCTAATCTTCATAGGATTAGGCTCTGTCATATTGACAGCATCTAAAACATATATCTTGCTATCAGCACGGTTATACGATAAGATTACCGCACCCGTGTTTCCAGTCATTGCTGGGTCGAGACCCATAACTGTGTATGCAGACTCAACGTGCTTTGGATGTCCTGGGACCCCAGGTTTGAGAGGCCCTCTTTTTCGCATACCATTAACGGAACCTGCGATAGCGGCTGGGGCAAAGATTGAATCTTCTTGAACGTCTTCCTGTTGGTAGACCATAGCCCAGACCGACGGAGCAACTTCAGACCTTCTCGTAAAGAGCGAGGGTCCATCCCACTTGGTGTATAATCCGTTTTCATCTGGCTGATCTATGTCTCCCTCAGGCCTGTCAGTCTTGGGCCATAGGGCTTTCCAGTTTTCAGGCTTCTCATCAAATTCTAATACTGCTGGTTGGCTGAAATAGGTAAAGGGGCTTTTGCCGCCTGTCCATTGTGAGCCATCTCTAATCATCTTGTAGAGGTCAATAGGTGCGACACGGGTTCCTACAATAAGCAGTTTTCCGTGCCGCCCTAGGCGCGTGATAACTTCCTTTTGAAGCCATTCAATTTGCTTCTCCCACTCGTGGGCATTTGAGTTCATCACAACGTCATCTAGGATTATCAAATCGGCACGTGCGCCGTAGATTTGAGAACCAAACCCGAGAGCCTGAACCGTTGGGTCCTTCTCTCCAGAGTCGCGTCCCGTGCCTAGATAAATCATATCTGCTGACCATTGGGTTGCATCTTGTTTATAACCACCAGAAGGGCCAAAGGCCACTTGCAGTTTAGTGTATGCTGGGTGGCTTAACCTTGTCTTGATTGCTCCAAGGAACTTACGAGCCATACCTTGAGTCTTAGAAACAATGATGACTCGAGCATTGGGGTTAGTAACAATTTTGTAGGTTACATAGTTAGTTGTAACAACCGTTGACTTGGCGTGTTCTGGGGGAACATTGATAAGGATGCGGTTTAAGGCTCCTTGTTCAAAGGTCATAGCAGGATGGATCCACCGAGGCTCACGACCTTCAATGAGGTCTAGCCAGTCAAGGTGATGATCAAAAAGTTTAGTGTCCAGGAACTGTTCACAGAAGTCGGGGTAGGAGATGTCCTTTAACTCGGCTAGGTCCTGTTGGATTCCTTTGCCTGCAAGGCGGGCTTTTTCTGCCTTCTCCTTGAAGTCGGGGTCTTGGAAGGACCACTGACGATAGGATGACTCTGTTCGGCCTACATTCTCCATAGCCAGTTTAATGGATGAGCCCTGCTCAAGGAGGGCGAGAACCTTCTTTTGGGAGTCCTCTTTGGATAGGTTCTTGCTTGCCAATGTGTGCCCCTAATAACGAATATAACGGTTCTAGTTAACGGGCATAGATATCCCATTATATATATTATTATATATAATTATATATTATATAGGAGACTGTGTAGCCTTAGCGGAGCAGGCTCCGTATATGTATTTCTATACATATAAGATAACCTGTTCAAAACTGAAAACCGAACGGTTTTCTATGATATATTTTAGAAATAGGGTAAATAAGGGCTTTTATTATACATAAGGGGGGCTATATGTCTATATAACAGAAAGTTTTTGGGTGAGACATAAATACATCTCGGGGGCCCCATTTAATAACCCTACCGTCAAATGATTATGACGAGAGAGATATCTGGAGAATGATTACCAATCACCTATTGGAGAATCATTACCTATTGGAAGTCGGGCTATCGCCCGATGATTATTTAATGTTTTTAATAATTCTAAAGATTATTCGGTTAGCGACTATCCCCCTAGAAGTAATTGAATCCCGCTATGAATTCGACCCGTGAAATTCGACCCGTGAAATATGGAGAAATATGCCAGGAGAATCCCCGAGCCCGAGCCTGGTCTGCCTAAAATCTCGTGATCCTTTTCAAATTGGGCTAGTGGATCACTGGAATTCCCAAATCCTGCCCAAATCACGCTCAAAAAAAATACGGGAAATAAGGTGGATACTCTCGTATTAGGTCTAGTTTTCTGGCATACTGAAGGCAGTGAATCGGAGTCGGTTCGCTAGGTGTATGAATTTCATACACTTCCCAATTAAAGGAGTAAGAATGACAACTGCAACTAAAAAAGTAATACCAGCAAAACAAGCAAAAATTAAAGTGGCAAAAATTGAAAGTGCGCCAGCAGTAATTGAGGCAGACCAAGATATATGCGACTTATATGCTGGACTTATCAACCAGCAAGGCGAGATGGAATTTATTTTGGAAATGTCATCCCGACTCGCCACTGGTTCCACCAGTGTTCGCATAATTCAAGCGTCAATAGAATTGGCGTCATCTATGGGAAACGCTCCAACAATTAAGAAGGGGCACGCTCAATATATCGCAACCGCAAGTAAGATAATCGAAACGCAACAAGGCGCAGATACTTGGCCAGTGGCGAAATTGTTAAAACTTGCGACCCGATTACAACGCCATGCAGGGGTCGAGAATATCGAAACCGCGCTGGAAGTTACTGAATCGGTTGATGAACTAGATGAATTAGTGCCAGTAATCAACACCAACAAGCGCGGCACTAAGGGTCCTAAGCAGGGCGAATCAGTGCCAGTGGCAAAATTGCGCAGTGTTGATGAAGTTCTGGCAGTAACTTTTGCAGGGCTCCAATCACTAACCAAGAATCCCCGCGACCTAAAAGCAACCGACCTAAAAACCCTGAAAGCAGTGAGCGAATTGTTAAAAGTTATCGCGGACAATTCAACACCTAAGAAGTAAAGAATCAAAAGATAGCCTCGACCCTCACGGGTCGGGGTTATTTTTTTGCCCTAAAATTCTGACGATGATCCCCGCAACCCTGCCCCGTATGAAATTCATACGCGCCGAGGTCGCGAAAGTTTGTGTTGGAACTCCTTTACTACGCGATTGGGCTGGCAGAAAATTTGTGTTGGTTTGTGTTGGATAGGGCACTCCTTCACTACGAAATTGCGATTTGGAGTCTTAAAATAATACGGCTAAAAGGCTGACTTGGCTTGCATTAGATATGGCACTAGGCTATTATTGGGTTATCGGTTGAGCACTGCTCATATCCGACAAGGTGTATGAAATTCATACACTTACAAGCGAAAGGTTAAGTTATGACTAACGCACAACTTCTCGCCCGACTAGAAGCAATTAACCAAGAATATAAAGAAGCAACCCACTTGGAAATTCTTGCCAATATCGAGGCAGACAGCAAGCGCAAAGAAGCCATCCGTAAGGCTGGCGTAGAAGCAATCGAGAGAGCGAGGACATTCGCGTGAACCACTTAGACCGATTAAATAAAGTGTTGTATCAGCAAGCGAAAGGCTTACTTACTGAGGATGAGATGTGGCAAGAAGTTTTAGAAATTGCCCATAACTTCCTTATCGGCGATTATCAAGTGAACGAAGGGATAGCACGATGAACACTGATGATGAACTAATGGCTATTGCTCACGATATATTCACTGATGAAGAAATCCTAGCGATTCTCGATGAAGAAGATTATTTAGGCGTAGATATATCCTTAGACGACCTATATGATGAATTAGATGAAGAGGACAGCGACGAGGACTCAGATTGGGCTGAGTAGTTCCGCTGGTAGCCTACGCTGGTGCGTGGTTCGCAGGTTCGATTCCTGTGGTGGGCACTGTGTATGAAATTCATACACTGTTTGATAGTAAGGAGATAAAATGAATCTACTTATACTGCTACTAATTACTGGCTCTTTCGTAGCGTTGATAATCGGTGGCAAGATATGACGATGATCGAGTTAAGTGATAGGCAGGTGGTAGTATTACGCCAAGCCTTGCGCCTTCAAGAAGAGGCGCATAATCGCAACGGATTTCGCACGCTGGAATCTGAAGCCTCTGAACTACGCTCTTATATTGCTGACTTGGTAATTGACAATGCTAGGGCGGTAGTGTAATATGGTTCCTGTAATCAAGCACCAACAACTGTATGAAATTCATACAGTATCTAGTGAAGGGATACAATATGGAAAATGAAGAAGTTCTTGTATGCGTATCTTGCAACAAGGATGTAAGTGATGAACACGAAGCAACTACCAGCGATGACATAGTTTGCCACGAATGTGTGCGAGTCTGTGAGCGTTGCGACTATATCGGCACTGTCGATGATGACTTCAGAGTTGTAGACAGCAACCAAATGTGGTGTGAACCTTGCGCTGATAATTACTCCAACTGGTGTGATAACTGCGAGATATACCATACCTCGGATGTCTACTATGCTGAAGATAGAAGTGGAACTTACTGTGAAGGTTGCTGGATGGATTACCTCACATATTGCGAAGGTTGCAGTAATTATTACTATGACCCTTGCAGTTGTATGGATGACGAGGATGAACGATTTATCCACGATTACTCATACACTCCCGACCTGAAGTTTCACACTGTAAAAGAAAATCCCACTGTCCCTGCTGATTTCTTATACTTAGGTATGGAGATCGAATTAGAAGCACCGCGTAATGACTACGGCATTAGAACTGATGCTGCCGAATATGCCTCCAACCTAGAGGACTACGGACTTGCATACCTCAAATCTGACGGCTCACTTGAATGTGGGTTCGAGGTGGTAACTCATCCAATGACCCACGATTACTTCAAGAATCACGCCCCTAAGTTTTGGGAAGTGATAGGTGGGCTGCGCGATGAATTTCGTATGCGGGCTTGGTCTGCTGGAACTGCTGGCATACACATCCACCTATCTAGGGCTGGTTTCAATAATGGTGCTCATATCCACCGATTCTTGCAACTTGTCTATGCTAATGAGGAATTTTATTCTCGTATGGCTGGTCGTAATTCAGGTCGCTGGGCTAAGTTCGATGATGTTCTGCAATGGGATTCTGATAAGGATCGATCTGTCAAATCATTCAAGCGTAAGTTAGCGCGATATGGTAATAACCATTCTGACCGCTACTCTGCTGTGAATACTCTCAATCGCAATACCCTAGAGATGAGAATCTTTAGGAGCACACTCAATCCTGACACTATCAAGTCTGCGTTAGATTTAGCACACGCCAGTGTTGAATACACACGCACTCTCACAGTAGGTCAGATAGTAAATGGTGCGCTAGAGCGTATGAATTTCATACAGTTCATTCACGATAACAAGGACACCTACGCGCACTTAATATCCCGTATGGACAGATTGTTCATCGGTGCTCATTCAGATACAGAATAGGAGATATACTATGTGTTTACTCGCAGTATGTGAACCAGGCTCTACGCCCAAGCGCAAGGACTTGGAATGTGCCTCTTGTAATAACCCGCACGGATTTGGATATGCAGTAATCGCCAATGGTGAGATTATCACTGGTCGCGGTATGTCTGCTAAGAAAGTTATATCTGAATTCCTAGCAATTCGTAAGAAGTATCCGCAATCCTACGCTATGTTTCACGCTAGGTTTGCTACGCACGGCGTTAAGAATGAAGAGAACTGCCACCCATTCGCGGTGGGAGGGTCGACACAAACCTATCTCGCGCATAATGGGATACTCGATGTGGAAATTCACGCAACGGATAGACGCAGTGATACGCGTGTATTCGCCGAGGATGTCCTACCTGCTATGGGTGGCGTGTCTTCCCTAGATAATGACAATGTGTGGCGTATTCTTAGCAAGTGGGCTATGGGTAGCAAGATAGCGGTGCTAACTCTCGATCAAAATGCTAAGGCTAACTGTTACATTATCAACGAGGCTTCAGGCCACTGGGATACTGCTGGTATATGGTGGAGTAATACGACCTACAAGGAAGATAGTTGGTCTAAGTATTATAGTCTGCCAAGTGCCGACCCTTCAGTATCCATATTAGATACCGAAACGGAATGTCCAGGGTGCGGAGCCTTCCTCTTAGAGGATGGTAATCCGTATTACTGTGAGTTCTGTATGGTATGCTATGATTGCTTCGGCACTTATCAAGATGACTGCCTATGCTATCTACCCGAAAGAGATGAACACGCTTATGCTTTGAGGTCTGCTAGTGGTCAGAACGATACTTGGTTTGACTTTGATAATAAGCACACCGAATACCACAACTACTACAAGTAAGGAGCAAGGTGTATGAATTTCATACAGCAAGATGAAGTAAAGATAAAAGATATCACAAGCAAGTATGATGTTGACCTGCGCATTGTAGAGTATACTGGCTGGGTTAAAATCATTAACTTCGTTGATAAAGAAAAGCGACACTATAAAGGTCGATTAAGGTGGAGTATGTATGATGGCTATGTTATGGAATGGGACGGGGTTCCACCTGTTGACCTATTAGATTTGGCTACACGTCCCGAGTTCGAGTATATAATCGATTGTATTACGGAAGGAGATACAAGTGAGTGATGAAGAAGAGTGTCCTATGTGCGATGGAGTTCACGAGGATGGCGAATGTGGGTTTGATTACCCTGATCCCGACATTCTATACGATGAGATGAACTCTGCCTATTGAGATTCATTAAACTATCGGTGGGTCTGTTCTGCCTAGGTATACTAGGTGGGGCTAGCCCACCATCTATGTTAATTATAATACTACTAATATATTTATGGGGGGTGTTAATATGATAGAAGGTGCTTGTAGAGGACACGATAATCCTGACCTATGGTTTCCTGAGATAGGTCGTGGGACTTTCGGTATGAAAGAAAAGTTACAGCAGTTGGCAAAAGAATGTAACGTTGCTATGGCTATATGTAAATCTTGCCCTGTAAAAACTGAATGCCTTGAAGAAGGTATGAAGTTTGAGAATAGAAGTTATGGTATATGGGGTGGGCTTATGGCTGGTGAACGATTGATCGAAGCAGGTGAGCAACCTGATTCTCATCATAGGTCAACCCCCCAAGGGGATGCCCTTAATATGTTATACAAGTTGCAACCTTATCTAAGGAGGTAGTGTATGAAATTCATACGCCCTGTAATGCTTATGCTAGTAATTCTATTCATCATCGTAGGAGTTAACAAGGTTGGTGAATCTAGGATTGAAAAAACAAGAGTATGGACAGTTGAAGATAGCAAGGCTTATGCTCGAGATAAGATACAAGTGTATGCAGATGAACAATGGGCCTGTCTAAATAAACTATGGGGAGCGGAATCACACTGGAGAAAGGACGCATACAATGAAGTAAAAGTAATGGGCAAGAATGCTGGTGGCATACCACAGATACTAGATATGTCGCCTAAACTTAAGCCAACCTATCAGATAGATAGAGGGCTGGCCTATATAGAATACAGATATCTCACGCCTTGTCGGGCTTGGGCACACCACGTAAGGAAGGGGTGGTATTAAATGAAGAATGTATTTAGGGTCGGTGGTATTGAAGCCGACAAATTAAAACTTACCGCTATGGATTTACGCGGTGAGTCAATCAAGGTATGTATATGCGGTTCAGAAGTATGGAACCTACAAGTTAAATGGGATGATGATGACACCATAGGAATGTATTTTATGAATATGTGGTGTCCATTATGTGATAGCGTAGCAACAGCACCAACAGTAGAATATGATGATAATGCTGACATATGAATATAAATGCCCTAAATGTGGCAACTCAGAAGAGCACCAACGCGATATGGATGATAGAGACCAACTACCTACTTGTCAGGCCTGTGATGTGCTGATGAATAGAGTATGGCAAGCAACACCTACACACTTCAAAGGTGGTGGGTTTTATTCAACTGGAGGATAATGGAAGAGTCAATTGAAGATCAAGAACTGCGATCAAAACTAATGGCTGAAATAAATGAATCGCTAGATATAATCAGTAAGAACTTGGAAGAACTAAAAGAATAAGTGTATGAAATTCATACAGGGGCTGGCCAGCATATTGCTGGCTGGCCTTTTTTGGTTTGTGTTGGATTTTATTCTAGTTCGATGATAGTAACTTCATCAGTTACTTCTTCTTGGTTAATTGTATCTTCATCTCGGTAAGGCTTGTATCCACCTATATGATTAAGCAACCTACGAATGGCTCGGTTACAACGCATTCTAGCGGCATCTTCACTAGGTATATCCAACTCCTTGGCTATCTCAGCAAAAGGCATAGCCTCAGCATATTTGAGAAATAGGATACGTCTATCTTCTTTGTTTAACTTCCAGTAACCATAATCAATTTCGATCATAATGACTGTAATATTACCTCCTTCAGCAGGCGCAGAAGGGCGTGATGGGCCACCCAAATTGAGTTGATGAGTTACACCAATCTCTCCGCGCAATACTGAAGGCAAAATTGCTTCAACTAATTCAACATCATAATAGTAGTTATCTGATACCTCATAACCTATTGACTTAGCCTTCCATCTTTGACAGTAATCTAAGGCTTGGTTGCGAAGTGAGCGATATATAAGGTTTTTAGCATCCTTCATACCGATTGCTTCCCAAGTATCTAACTTATTAGGATGTTCAGCAAACCATTGGTATAAGGATTGCTTGATATCATCAAGTTCCACCATATCATACTTCTTATGATATTCGGAGGCTACGCCAACGACTACATAATCCCAAGGTTCTATGCGATTCCAGTCAATCATTTCCTTTACTACCACTTCCAAGTCTTTCCTTCTACTGTAAATGAATTATTTACAATAGGAACTAACTGTGGAACAACTGTTTTACCATCTACGTGCAAGATACCAAAGCCTTGTTGCCAAGTGAATAGTCCTGCTTTGATATATTTTGCGTTGCGATAATCCATCAAGTTACCTAATTCCATACCCCATATTGTTCTAGGTTTACCACCACGATAAGACTGAGTATGATGGGTTAGTCCCATTCGATGTGTATGTCCACACGCTACTGACATACCTGAACGCTTCGCTAAGCCTAGTGCAGTAGCACCTGCTGTTGGTTGAACGTTGCCTTCATCACCGTGCATTAGAAGCCAACCTGGAGCCAATTCATATGGATCTGTATGGTATTTAATCTCAAGTTCATCAAGACCTAAGAAGTTTTCTAATTGCAATTCAGGCAACCCAAGTAATCCTGGGGCTCTCATTGCAACTGTGTTAAATAATCTATCGGTGTGGTTACTGCGAACCATATGTTCAATAGTTAAATCATATAGAACTTGGCGAGTCATATCTCTATCACGACCAATGGAACGTTCATATTCTAATTCAGTTCCTTTGCTCCATTTTGAGATTGTCTGCATATCCATTTCATCTCCACAAGATGCTACGGTGTCAGGTTGATATGATTTAATAAACCTTGCTACAGCCTTTGTGGCTTCGACATCGTGGTAAGGAACTTGAAGGTCTGAAATGATTACAATCTTTTTCATTACTTTGCTCGTCTCTTGTTCTCTTTGGCGACGTTTTTCTTATGACTCATCGCTTGTAAGTTTCCAATACCATCGCGCCCTGCGCGTCCACCATTATCTTTATGGTCTACGTCAGTAGACTTAGATAACTTCTTGCCAGTAGCCTTCTTGAAATCAAGACGAGCCTTGTTGGTAGATGTAGTTTCAGTAGTGCCATCTTTCTTTTTCTTTTTGATGACATAGATTGGGCGACCACCGTTAGCCTTGCTTCCTTTATAAGGTCCAAAGATTTTCATTACTTATCCCATTTTCCTCTCAAGACTAGCAACCCGATGATTGCGTAGTTAGCCATATCCTTAAATGAATCTTCCAAACTTTCGTGCTCTGGATTTTTATTTTCATCCACTAAGTTATTTATGCGAGCCAACTTATCGTGCATTCTTACTCGAAGGCCGTTAAGTGCACCCCCAGGTGCGTTTGAGATGTTGCTTGGGCCGTAGTCATTATGCTTAGACAGGAGTAAATCTTCTAATTCTGTATAGAGAAGACTAACATCAGATACAAATTTGCTTTCGGCACTTTTCTTTCTTGCCTCGGCATACTTTTCATCCTCTACTGGAACTATAGGCTTTGGCTTAATAATGGCACGTCTATTGTTATCTTTAGGCGAGGCTTCGATACTTGATTCGTGATATTGTATTCTGTAACCGTGAATCCTTGGTTCATCAGGTGTTCTATAATCTGCCATATTTCCTCATTCTCCATTCTTTGTTTCATCTATTAATTGCTTCAGTTCCTCATCGATGTTAGCCATATTTTGATCTACTAATATATCTTGAATAATACCCTTCATTGCCCCTGGATTGTTTTCGGCTGCATATAATGTAGCGTATGTAGTTTGACATATATCCTCTACTTCTTTTTTATTATCTGCCACATTATAAATACAACGTAGCAACGAGCCAATCATAAGTGAATAACCATTTGGTAATATTAACTTAGGGTCAAACTCTGATTCACTTTCTTCTAATAAATGATCCGTCGCTTCAAAGATATTATCAAACTCTTCGTGGCATATAGGACAGGGTGGAATCTTATTCATTCAGTCCTGCTCTCTCTCGAATATAGTCTGCTCCGTATTTGACGTAGCAACTGTTGACATCTTCTCCGTCTGGCATAGCAACGATAGTAACTGGTAATTCTCTTGCCAAAGAGGTCGCAAACTCTTTTCCGGGTTGATCTCCATCGGAGAAGACGAATATTCGTTCAAAATCTGCGAGAATTCTATTATAATGTTTCTTCCAACTATTAGCACCAGGAACCCCAATGCAAGGTATTCCAATGCAATGACTAAGAGTAATTGTATCCAACTCACCTTCGCATACACCAATCCAATCGCCTGCTCGTTCAGTATCAGTTACATTATACATCTTAGTTTCCATACCAGTCATTCCCATATACTTAGGTTCAACTGCTGGATTCAAACTTCTAAATCTTAAATCAACTACACCAGTCTTAGTAATGTAGGGTATTGATAGTCTGCCTTGAAATGCTTCGTGTCCTACTTCAGGCTCCGAGACTACGCCTAATCGTGCCACCCGAGCCACTTCCCTTGTTATACCCCGACTTGCTAGGTAGTCTTCGGCCAGATGAATATTTGCCGCGTATTTCATTGTGGCTTTGGCCAGTAATTCCCTCTGCGAAAGATTTTGCTTCACGTATATCCACCCTTTCTTGTTTTGCTATTAGTTGCAAACTGTTGCCTTGCATACCACACGCAAAACAATTAAATATATTTTCTCTTGTATTAAAACTAGCACTAGCGTGAGAGTCATTATGGAACGGGCATTTGATATTAACCTGCCCTGTTGTTCTACGAACTACTGCGCCATAGTGCTCTAGCACCATTACAATATCAGGTAAATCATTATCAGAATACATCGCCTAACCTCAATACTAGATACGCATCATCAATGGACTTGCCTCTTGCCTTGATTACCACTGCTGGTAGGACTGCCTTGCGATCAATCTGTCTTGCTTCCGAATAATGCGTCGCTTCCGTTTGAGCCTCTTTGGTCCAACCGCTGAGGTCAATAGCGTTGCCCGCCCCTGGGGCCTTGCACTCGATAACTCCAATGTTTCCGAGAAAATCCGCCCGAACTGCAACATCTCCCTCATCTTTAGAACCAGCGCGAGCAAGACGCTCTGCGTCATAGCCCCTACTACGAAACCAATCACGAATGTCTGTTTCAAATGTTGCTCCCCTTGCTTTATGTGACTTTCTAGTTGTCATTATGAATTCTCTGGAATATCTTCTATATACATATACTCAGGATTGAACGCTAACCAAGTCATCAGCGTTCCACCTGCGTCTGCTCTGCCGTATCGGTTTTTAACTGACGCAACACCCATTGAAGTGCCAACCGTTCCGAGTGTGCAGATAAGAGCAGGGAGTTGAGAAACTTTACCCTGGATAGCGGACCTAGGCTGGCAGGGAGTGCCTGCAATAGCCTCAGAAGTGTGGTGTAATACAACAATCGCAGCGTTAGTGGCACGGGCAAGATATTTTAACTCCTTCATAATGGCTCGCATTGACGCGAACTCTTCGCCACCATCAGTGGCTACATCCATAAGGTTATCAAGAATAATCATTGATGGGGCACAGCCCCAAACTTCTTCAAATGCTAATACTTCTTCTGAAATATCTTCTAGTGTAGGTGATGATTCAAACGACCACACTATGTGGCTACCCTTTTGCAAGACAGCCTTAGTCCAACCAATGTCAGTATTAAGTTTTTGCTCTACATCGCTCTGGCTCTTACCAGATATCATAGAAGCCAAGCGCATAGCCATTGTATGGGCGTTTGTGTCGGCTGATATATAAAGCGTTGGAACATTGGTCTTAAGTGCTAACGCAAGGGCAAGCGTTGACTTGCCTGCCCCTGGTGCACCTGCAAACATTGAAACTTCTGATCGACGGATAATAATCTTATTCGCTTCAAATGCTTTAAAGCAACTAGGTAGGGGCTCGCCCCCGATTGATGCTCGGCCTACTGACCTTACTAACGTTCTCATTGCTACCCCCTACCTAATATTTAAAACGGAAAAAACTCTTGCTTTAGTTCACTGGACGACACTGGTCCACGCCCTGCGGTAGCGGACAGACCCACATCGCGTATGGCTTGCCCGTCTTGGCTGATACTCCCGCCCTGTATTTGCGAGCCCCGTGTTGACACGTTGGGGCTGAGGTATTTGGTGCTTCCCCCGCCTGGGTCGGAGCCGAGTATTGCGGTTGCTCTATGCTTGTAGTGATACTCGGCGTTGATAAAGGGATAGCATTATACGCTCCCAATACCAACTTTTGAACTGATGCAATTTGAGTTGCATAGTCGCCAACTCCTTCAAGTAATACACTGAGTTCATCAGATGTATTGGCACGGACATTTATCATATCCCCTGATGGTGTCTTGTAGGACACCTGCAGTTTCCATTCTTCGCTCATTTATCTTCCTTCTTTGTCGAGAACTGACAGAACTGTGTGAGTCCACACCGATACTGGCAGTTATTAGTGTTTGGTAGAAAAATCTGAGCCTTACGGGCTCTATCGAAAGTATCAACTAGATACTCCATCTTGTCTCTACTGTATTGACGTAGGTCAATCATAGATGCTGTGCCTGAGTCACGGGACATATAGTAGTTACCCCAGTTAACTTCAATGCCAAACTGTTGTTCTAAGCCCATCTTATAGAAGCCTAGTTGTAGACTACTAGTTGGTAGTTGCTGTGATGTCTTCAGATCAACCACTACAAGTTGCCCATTGACTTCAAATACTCGGTCAATAATCATCTTGATAGTAACACCATTAACAACAGGCATTAGTGCAAGTTCAATTGCAGGAATCCCTTGTGGGGTTGTCCATATCTTCCACTCAGGGTTGGCTTTACGCCAGTTGATATAGTTCTGAACCCAAGTTGGACCAGTGCTCTGCCAAAAGTTTACATCTTCCTTATTAGGGTTAGCCTTAGTGGCACGGCCACCGACTCTAGCATTGGTTAGGTCTGTATCACCCTTGCACTCAACCCAAGCCTGTTCCCATAATTGCTGCACTTGGCTCATAGGTTTTCCTTGTCATAGTTCTCACAGGCAAGGTGAAAAGCAGAACCACCGACTGACCAAACCGATGGTTCCTCTTGCTTCTGGAGTAACCTGCCCAAATAGTATTGGTAGCCACAGTCAATAAACGTAGTAATAGCCGAGTAAGATATATGCTCGGGTAGTGTATATTCTTCAAGTTGGATTGTCATTGGTGTATTGTGACACATAGGGACGAATTGGGGAAGTATATTGGGATTGCCTATAAACTTGACAGTTCCCAGTTGGTATGAGTATAATTAATCTATAAGATATTATATGATATAACGAACGCTTTAAGGCGTTCGTATATAATATATTATATTATAATATATATATAATAATATATCTCTAAGGAGTATTATGTCAAATTTATTTCTGCAAGTCTTCTATGGAACCTTAGCATCAGGTGTAGCAATCCGTGTTGCTGAGGCACTAATCCAAGAATATCGCCAACGGCAAGAAGATAAACGCCTAGCCTATATCTTAGATGTCTTAGAATCTGCTGAAGAATATGAAGAAGATTAACCTTTAGAAACGACAAAAAACCCCCTCGCCCTAGTATAATCACTACGGTAAGGGGGTTTCGTCGTTCTAAGGGGCGTTTAAAGCCGTTTAAAGGCTATTCTTTTGCTACTAGCCCAAAGTCTTTAGCAGACCTATCTAGTGCTTTAAGCACAGGAGCGGCAATTGCAGCAAGAGCAGCCATTCCCAATGCCTTTGGATCTGAATTGCCAGTTAGATATACGGCTAGGGCTGCTGCAAAAGCAGCACGTAGGTATGATAGGGCTATTGATTTAACTTTGTCTTTGTTCATTATTTGCTCCATTTCGGTCTACCCCAACCCACGATAAACGGGGTTAGATGTTTTTTATTATTTACTTTATATGCACGAATGCGCTGTGCCACTTCTCCACCATTGGCTTGAGAACCAGCAGGTTTCTTTTCTGGGCTAGTATTACCTTCGATAGTAGTAACTGTTCCATCGCCATTATCTTTCAGGATAATACCGACGTGGTCTACTTTCTCGCCACCTGGGAAATCAAAGAATACTATGTCGCCAGGTTGAGGTTTATCTGTCGCTGCATTAAACCAAGTGCCTAGTCCCATAAATCCAGACTTGCCAGCAGGGGTATATACACAACTAGGAATTTTGATCTTGGCTTTTGTAGCACACCAGTTAACAAAGTAACCACACCAAGGTTGTCCATTGTTGTTATTGTATTTAACCTTATTGCCTTCTGCTTCGGCTACGCCAATTTCAGCCTTGGCTATATCTAAAAATACTTCTACTTGAGTCACTTGCGTTCCAATAACATATCTATGACTTCATCAACTCGACGTTCTAATCGGTTAACCTGGTCTTTAAGACTACCGCCACCATTAGGTTTAAGTTCATAAAGATAGTGTTTAACCATCCATCGTATTGATCCAGCAAACGCTGTAACAATTGCAATGATGGCTACGATTAGTGATGCCCAGTTGGCGATTGTCATTTTATTCCTTTGACTAAATGGTTCTGATGGTTGCTACAAGGATTCCACCGAATCCAGAGAAGCGTTTGTCTGATGGTGTTCTGTTTGTAAATTGGAGTTGCTCGATGATTCCAAGGAATGATTCTCCTGTGCGGAAATCTTCAACGCGAATAGTATCTCCAAAATTTTCAATTATTTCAAGTTGTATTAACTTGTCGTATGCTGCGCCTTCGTGACCAACTTGATTACCAAAAGAGTCTTTTTCTCTATCATAGCAAACCAGTGGGTATGTTATCAATCTCTGTCGTGATATTGCTGGCAGCGCCTTAAGTTGATATCCAGAAAATACAGCGCCTTTTGTAGTGTCGGTTGAAGAACGAAAAATGTTAAACTTAAATGATAAATATTCTTGAGCACCTACTGGATAAGGTATTGAAATTTCTGGAGTAAAATCACCCTCAGAAAAAGTTCCAATTGTATATTCAGTATTAGAACCATCAATAGATTTTATAATTAACCCACCATTGGCATTATCAACACGAGCCTTTAAGTTTTTAAATACTTTATTTTCTAAAGTTCCATATCTAATTTTTCCAGTGGTTACATAGCCAGAAGATACTAAAGTTGAAGCATCTTCTACATATATTGAACCATTAGCCGACGAGGCATATGCAGTGCAAAATACTATGCGATCACCTATAGTTGGATCTGACTCTCCAAGAAAAGCACATCCTGTTGTTACGTGTCCAGTTACACCAGCATAGTAAACATCATTAGCATAGGCAAAGCGTAATGGTTCTAGTTCGTTGCCTAAGTCAATTCGAATAAGTCCAGGCTCTCCGTTAACAGAAGTAGAACACCATACAAAACGGTCACGTGAAGCAAAGTCATAACAAGGTTGGCTAGTCTCCACAATAAGTGGGCCATAACTGATAGAGCCATCTTGGTCTGATACTGTAGCAGCACGGACTCCCTTATTGGTTCCTATCATCATATAACCAAGGTAGTAATAAATCTTGTGGACTATTTCACCTACAGGAAGTTCTGCAGCAGTAACTGCTGATGTCAATGTAGGCATTGCACCTGATGTAGAGAGTGTAAACTTTTGAATAGTTGATTGAATACCATTGTATCCAGCAATGTAGATAGCAGGACCTGATGCTGTAATAGATGTATATACGTGAGTTGTTGCTGGTTGAGTATAGACAGGGGATGGAAGAACAGTTGCTGATGTAGAGAATTCATATACTTTATTATCAGCACATAAAATAATTCTATCTTTAACATATTCCATAACAGCATTTGATATTGTTCCAGCATCATCAAACATTTTAGTATCAGCATCAGCAGATGTCAGTGTTAATGCTTTTTTATAAATAGTTTTTTTAGTTGTTTTATTGGTGATCCAATAAGCCGTTACACCATCATCACAGATTCCATATACAGGTGTATCAACGCCACTGTTATAATCAATAAAATGAGTTTCAACGCCAGAACTATTAATCTTATCTACATCGTATCCATCGTGCAATAATACGCCAGTATTACCACTCCATTTGATAGAACGCAAGTGTTGTTGAACATTGCCATTTGAGGCAATGGCTGCTGTAGTTATATGCCCAGGAGTTACATTCTTGAGTAAACTTACTTTACCCTTTTCCCAAATGTTTACACCTTTGCTATCGGCAAAACGGTAACTTACTGTTTCGCCAACAACTGGGTCATAGAATTTAATTCCATTACCATTGTGGAAAGATGATTGAGCGCGAACCCACCAGCCAGTAATTGACTGTTCTCCAGGTTCATTTGACTGGTCAATTTGTTGTTTACGATATTGTGCGGTCTGTCTTCCATATGGAAACTCATCGCCTGTGTTAAGAAAGAATGGCATATCATTGATAGCAATATCATATGACTCAGCATTAGAAGAGTAACTTATAGCACCTACTGGATTAGATAATACGTAGGGTATTGCCTCGGTAATGTCATCGCCATATGCCATTTGATCTCCTTAAAATTGTTTTATTAATTACTTACTTAGCGCAGCAATTTCCTCTGCTGTTAAACCTAATGCTGCTAACTTTGCGTTGGCTGATTCTTTGGCTGCAGCAACTGCTGCTGCCTCTGCCTCTGCTACTGCGCGGTCTGCCTCAGCCTGAGCCTGTGCTGCCTCTTGCGCCGCAATTTCTTCTGCGGTTAGGTCGCGTTCTGTAACCTCGCCAGTTGTGCAGTTTACTTCTATTGCCTTTGTCATTGTTTTCTCCTTATGAGTTCTTGATGCCGTATAGATAGAATGATGAGCCTGTTATCAAATTACCTGAATATGGAGTTAAAGTTATTGATGTAATTGCTGCCGTGTTTCTCCATAAAGAAGCGGCTAATCCACCACGAGCATCTGATGCATTATTTTCTGTTGTCCAAGCAGTGCTAAATGGTTTATATTGAGCCATTGTATAGTTTGGAATATAAACTTCGTTTGATGAAAATGTATTAGAAGTATAACTTGTTCCTTCAGACCAAAAAGAAATATTAAAGTATGTTTGGTTTGATACATTTGAAGCAGCAGCAGTTGTTCCGCTTTGAAAACGCACATAATTTGCGCTGTAATTAGTGGCAGAATCGCTATTAAAAGTTGTATATAAATTTATATCTGTATCTGCTATATCCCCACGCGCATTAATTTTTAACACCAAATCTGTATAAGTTGCAGGGATTGACGAGAAGGTAACACTTGCGGCAGATGATGCAAGAGTCTGGGCTTCAATCAGCGTATATGTATTAGCCATTATGCCGCCTTTATTCCGTAGAGTGTGGCGGTTGTGCCAGTTTTGAAATTATTTGCTGATGGAAATATGGAAATAGAAGTAATTGCGGCAGTTGAGCGCCATTGTCCTACACCCATTCTTGTATATCCTGCCCCATTGGTATTACCACTCCAAGTAGTCAATTGTGTTTTATATGTTGAACCAGCATAGGAAAATACTTCACCTGAATTAAAAAATGGAATTGTTGTGCTTGGATTTCCTTCGCTTGTTCTTATTGCATCAGCCGAAATGTCGCTTACAACACCAGCAGTTGAGACTGACCCATATAGTCCAGTCCAAGAATAGTTTGCTGCAGTATCGCCATTAAATCTGCTAGTAATATCACTAATGCTTGAGACAGTTCCAGTCAATACCCATTTCAAATCAGTATAAGTCGCAGGTATAGAACTAAAGGTTATTGAAGCGGCAGCAGATGCAAGAGTCTGTGTTGCTATCGGTTCGTAAGTTGCAGCCATTGTCTATGCTCCTTTGATTCCGTATAGGGCGAAGGTTGAACCAGTAACAAAGTTAGGTCCAATATTTGGCGTAATTTTTATAGAAGTAATTGCAGCAGTAGACATCCATAACCCTGAATCAATACCAATCCATTTGTTACCTGAAGCGGGAGAATTTTGGTCAAAACCTTCAAATGAGCGTATAGTTTTATATTTTGAAGTATTTGAATAATCAATAAAATCTAAAACTCCAACGCCAAACATACTTGCGTTTGTGTTGCCAGGAAATCCACCTAGTGCAATTGCATTTGCAGTAGTTTCAGCATAGACATTTGCGCTATCACCATTCAATGAATGGCTTCTATAATTAGTTGTAGTTGTATCTCCATTTATTTCTATTTTTGCAGAATCATTTACCAAAGCACGACTTGTTTTTGCTAAATATCTAATTTGTAAAGATTTATAAGTGCCTACTATGCTATTGAAAGTAATGTTTGAGGCTGCAGTAGACAAAGTTATTGTTTGAATAGATTCAAAAGCGGCAGTGGAAATTTTACTTCCGCTTATTGAACTAGCCATTATTCCTAGAATTGGTGTCATTATGCTAGGTCGCCAACTACTAACCAAGAATTTGCTGCCAATTTGATTGCACTTGCAGCCGAGTTAGCCACTCTGAGTTTAGGAGTAGCACTTGTAGCGCCCGTTGAAATCACAGTTGTTGTTCCTGGAGTTGTTGCGCCGATAGTTGGTTGACCTGCTCCTGTAATCCATACAAAGTTGACCACAGTCCCAACCGCAAAGTTAAAAGTAGCATCTGTTGGAATATTGAACTGCTGTGTTGCAGCATTATTCATTGAGAATAGATAACCCTCATCACCACTTGCCAGCGTATAGGCAGCAGTTTTAGCAGAATAACCAATTGTAGTCTTTGGTATTGTAATAATTGGTGAGGTCAAAGTTTTATTAGTAAGGGTCTGGGTTCCAGTAAGAGTAACATCACCTGCTGCACCAGCAGCCCATTTAATACCAGTAGCAGTAGTGCTATCTGCTGTAAGAACATAGTCATTAGTTCCTACTGAAATCTTAGATACAGTGCCACTGGCAGTTGCTACCAGAACATCACCTTTAGCGGTTGCAGTTGATTGTGGAACTGCTGCATTAGCAGTTGTAACACCAGAAGTATAAAAGTTAAGATCATCAGAGGTCATAACGTGTTTTACTGAAGCACCACCATTATGCGTAATAGCAGATGAACCAGCGCGACCTCTTACAATAGTAAGGGAATCTGATGCAACTGCTGTAACAAAAACAATTTCTTCATTTGCAGTATCTGGGTCAATAGCAACTGTAAACTGGTCAACATTGCCAGCAGTCAACGAAATACCGCCCATAAGAGATGAGGCGGTTCCGGCAGTCACTGTCATAGTTGTTGCACTACTTGACAATCCAGTAGCAAGGGTTGTTTCAATGCTTGTGCTTGAATATTTACGTGTCATTTATTTTCCTTAACGTGTGTAATGGATTTTAGTAGGGTATCTTCCATAAAGTTTTGCACTTTCTTCTTGAAGCCTCTGGTTATATAAGGCAAAAAGATATTTCGAAGCACTAACACCAGCAGTTGATGGTAGTTTTGAATCCGCACTATCTGACTCAGCAGAAGTCAAATTAATACGACCAGCGTCAAGGTAAGACAGAAGTTTATATGATGCGCCAAGGATAATAACATCCCTACAAGTTTCTGGTAGTCCAGATACATCTGCAAAGTTTTCAGTGTTTGAATCTAATCCATTTGGTTGTGCTGTATACCATACTTGGACTGTTCGTCCAGGAGTAATTGCGTCATAGATTGTTACAGTAGAGTTAGAATTGAATGCTGTGGCATTAGCCATCTTGTCCATTCTCCAACGCTTAACTGGCAACCATTCTTTAGTAGGTCCTACAGTTTCCCAAGTTACAGCCAATACATCTTCAGCATCATCTGGTAGGGCGTAGGTAGATACTACTGCATTGAATGTAAATGTTGCAGATTGAATAGACCATAACTTTGGAAAGACAGAGTTGATTGTATCGTTGATGGCTTGTTTAATAATTATTTTAGGGAAAGTTGGGGATAGTGTTACCTGTGCATACTGAGAGTGTGGGGCTGGTGAGGTATTAGAATACCCACGACCAAAACCTGGTATAACGTTTAGTGTGCTAGAGGTTTTATCAAATGAGTCAATCCAGATAAGTTCGTCATCAATCTCAATAATACCTTTTGCAAGGTTAGACGATGATCCAATCTGAACAGAAGTTCCAGTAGTTGTTAAACCAGAACTATTGGCAAGATAAGTAATGCGGTCTTGACGCATAGTGTATCCAGCCAGATTGGCTCTGACCTCATCAACCATATCTTTTAGCGTTGCCATTATTCTCCTTCTAGGATTGTTTCTTGGGTAAGGACATAATCGCCTTGCCCACAAACATTGCATTTTGTCATTACTTGCTGATCTTCAGGGTTGCGGATTTCAATATAGAAATGGTTGCAACAATCTGAACTGTATTCGTATTTAATAGCCATAGTTTCTCCTTAGTAGTAAAGTCTAACTTCGCCGCGACCACCAGCGCCGCCAGTTCCTAGTGTAGAAGCACCGCCACCACCGCCACCACCATCTCCACCAGCGCCGCCATTGTTTGCAGAAGCATTTGCACCAGCACCAGAAATTCCAGCACCTCCACCGCCACCACCAAAAGTTATTCCTGTTCCAGATGAGCCAGTTCCACCAGCAAAGAAATCGCCAGTTCCGCCAGCACCGCCTGTGCCTGTTCCTGTTGTTCCTACTGCTCCACCACCACCAGTAATTAGTCCTCTTCCACCAGCAGTTGCAGTTTGTGTTCCTGTTGCTGTATTTGAACCATTACCACCACCTGATGAAACGCCAGCACTTTGAGCGCCTGCTGCATAACCAACATTTTGAAAAGTAGCAGAAGGAGCACCTGTATAAGAAATAGTTGATGTAGTGCTATTGCCTGGAGTTGTTACTCCACCACCAGCACCACCATTTTGTGCGGTTGTGCTGCCTGAACCTCCACCAGCAATTACCATTCCGTAAATACTTTGACCACCATTAGCACCATTTGTGGCAGTTCCACCAGCACCACCTGCACCTACTGTTACTGATGTTGAAACATAAGTCCAACCAGCAGAGTATCCACCTGCTCCACCACCACCGTTACCACCAGTTGTCTGTGTGCCACCGCCTCCGCCACCGCCAATAACAACTGCATAAACTCTTTGAATACCAGTTGGAATTACAACAGATGTTGATGAAGCAGTTAAAGTTTGTTGCAGTTTGAGTCCGTAAGGAGTGTCAGTAAATGAAGGATTGCTGTAAATAGATACGCTCATAGTTGTTCCATTCTAGTAGAAAAGATAAAGAATTCCTGCGCCGCCTGCACCATTAGTGCTACCTGACGCACCACCGCCACCACCAAGACCACCTGCGCCACCTGTGCCACCTACGGCAGATGAACCATTTCCTGCAATTCCAGCACCACCGCCGCCACCAGTAGTTGCAGATGTGCTAGTTGCTCCAGACCCACCAGTTGTTATTACACCTGTAAGAATGTTTATACCATTACCACCATTGCCACCAATTCTAGTGCCAGTTGTTGAGGTTGCAGCCCCTCCACCACCACCTACTAAGCCTGAACCGCCATTTCCGCCAGTATTTGTTTGAGAACCTGAAAGTCCTGCATACCCACCGCTTCCGCCAGATATTCCATTTCCGCCATTTCCTCCAACAGTTACATTTCCTGATACTCCACCACCACCACCTGCGCCATTACCGCCACTAGAACCACTAGCCGATGAACTGGCGCTTCCTCCTGGAATTCCCCAATAATTAGTTGAGCCAGCAGAACCAGCGCCAGCAGTTCCGCCAGCACCACCACCAAGTATTGGTGTTGTTAGATTTCCACCACCACCACCTGCAATTACATTTCCATATCGCGTATAACCACCAGACCCACTTGTTGCAGCACCAACTACACAAGTAGAAACTGCAAGGCTCCAGCCCCACGCAACACCGCCACCACCGCCACCATATGACCCATTTCCACCAGCACCAACTGCGATAGCATAAACAAAAGTTATGCCAGCAGGAATAGTTACCGAAGTATCTCCCGCATTCTTTGTCTGTTGAAGTTGAAGTCCATACGGCAAAACAAAATGAGTATTAGTCCAAGGCGTTACAGTAGAACTCTGCATACCAGTTGATACTGGATTACCTGCTTGTCCTTTGCGGTTTATTGTCATAGTTTGCTCCTAATAAAAAAGGTAAAGAATCCCTGCGCCGCCTACTGCGCCAATTCCACCACCGCCGCCACCGCCACCACCCAAACCACCAGAACCACCAGTGCTACCTGCTGCAGCAGTTCCATTACCTACAACTCCACCACCACCACCGCTAGCGCCAGTAAGACCTGAACCAACAGTTCCACCAGCACCGCCTGTTGTTATTGCGCCAGTCAAAATGTTTATTCCAGTTCCGCCTGCACCACCAACATTTGATGTTGTAGAACTTATCGCTCTACCACCACCACCGCCAACTAAACCATTACCACCTACACCACCAGTATTTGTTGCTGAACCAGCACCTTGTGAAACACTACCCCCACCACCTGAAATACCATCTCCACCAGCGCCACCAACAACTCCATTTGTTGAAGTGCTTGCACCACCACCAGCACCTGAACCTGACTGACCTTTACCGCCACTAGCGCCAGCAGTCCCACCAGGAATACCCCAGTAGTTAGTGGAACCATTAGCAGTCGCGCCACCTGCGCCGCCAAGAGTTCCAGCACCAGCAGAAGTTCCACCACCGCCAGCAATAATATTTCCATAGCGTGTATATCCGCCCGAACCACTAATAGCACCGCCAGCGCCAACAATGCAAGAGGAAGTTGCTATTGTCCAACCCCAGGAAATCCCACCACCGCCGCCGCCTGAACCACCAGTTAAACCACCGCCGCCACCGCCTACTGCAATGGCATAAACAAAAGTTATACCAGTAGGAATAGTTACTGATGTGGTTCCTGTATTTATAGTCTGTTGTAAGCGCAAGCCGTAAGGCAGTATCCAATGTGTATTAGCCCTAGGTGTTTCATTATCACCTCGTATTTGGTTTCTTACTGGACCAGCAACTTGTCCTCTGCGAGAAGGATTAGCCATTAGGAAATCCTATTTACATAACCTGAAATCGTAACTACTGAGGCAGTTGCGGCAAATGCGCGAGTTGTTGTCGCGTTTGTGCCATCGCCTGTTAGCGGAAGTCCAGCAACAATAAGAACATCACCTGATTGTGGTGAAAGAGTAATTGGCTTAGCATTTTGAACTGCGCCTGTTCCACCAAATTGAACTGTTAGCAATACTGGAGAAGTTGAAGTGTTGTTGGCGTATAACCAAACCTCGTCAATGATTGATGATGAAGTTCCTGTGGCGTGGATAGTTGTGCCAGTTGAAGCAGTCTGAACAACTGTAATTGGTTGCCCTTGTGATGACGCTGAAAGTAATACCTTTGTATAAGTTGCCATTTATATTCCTATCCGAATACTTGCATTGAGATAACTGCTTGATCTGTATCATAAACTGCATTTGTTCCGTTTGTGCCGTTAGTTCCGTTTGTTCCATTAGTTCCTGCAATGCCTTGCGGAATTGTGAAATCAAAGATTGCAGCAGATGAAGTTCCAGAGTTTGTAACTGTTGCTGAAGTTCCCGCTGCACCTGTTGTGGTAGTTCCAGCCGCAATAGTGGCAGCAGCCCCATTGGTTCCATTAGTGCCGTTAGTGCCTGCAGCACCAGTAGCACCAGTTGCGCCTCTAGGTATTGTAAAATCAAATATAGCAGCACTAGATGTGCCGCTGTTAGTTACAGTTGCGCTAGTCCCAGCGGCTCCTGTAGTTGTAGTGCCAGCAGTAATTGTTGCTGCGCTTCCAGTAGCACCTGTTGCTCCTGTGGCTCCTGTGGAGCCAGTTAAACCAGTATCACCTTTAGCACCTTGCGCTCCAGTTGCACCTGTGGCTCCAGTAGAACCTATTGGACCTTGTGGACCAGTCAGACCAGTTGCTCCTGTATCTCCTTTTAATCCTTGAGGGATTGTAAAATCAAATACTGCAGCGGATGTTGTTCCAATATTAGTTACTGTTGCAGATGTTCCTGCTGCTCCTGTGGCTGTAGAACCAACTGTAATAGTTGCTGCGCTTCCAGTAGCACCTGTTGCTCCTGTGGCTCCTGTGGAGCCTGTAGCCCCCGTAGCACCCGTAGCACCAGCAGCACCTGTGGCTCCAGTAGCACCAGTAGCGCCAGCAGGTAGGACTAGGTTTAAAGTTTGTGTTGGTGCAGTTCCAGTAATGGTAGCAGAAGCAGAAGCACCGCCAGTGACAGTTCCAATTGAAAGTGTATTAGCAGGTCCAGTAGCGCCTGTATTTCCAGGTATGCCTTGCGGTCCTTGATCATTAGCAACAACAACCGTAGTTTCTGGGTTGACAACCGCTTGAACAATTACATCAATGGCATCTGTTGATGGACTAACATTTACAGATATATCATTAGTCGCTGTCTGTTGGACTACTACTACTGTTTCACTCATTGAGTCACCGAAGGTGTTACTACAAATTTCCCTTCAAGCAAACGTGTAACTACAGTTCCTGAATTAAGAACTAAGTCATAGACATACTTGGCAGGAGTAAAAGCACCTGTGGTAGCGGCATCAATAGTTACTGCTACAGTCCCCAGAGCACCACCTAAAACAATTTTACCATTAGCATTAGTAGCAACAACAGTAGTTGTATTCGCCCCAATGAATGGTCGCACTGTCATAGTAGCGGTATAGCCAGTAAGGTTCCAAGGAGTATCAGAAGTCTTAATTGTAAAGTTAAATGTAAAGGTAGCGCCTTCTTCACAGACTAAGTTATGTTTAGCACTCATTACATATTCACCCTTCTAAGAGCCTCGACTGGTCCAAGTCCTACAGTTCCAGCAATAGCATTGCAAGCACCTTGCAGGTCTTGCCATTGACTAATAGGCAATCCAGCGTAGATATTACAAGCACCAGTAGCAGAAAGACCAGTTGTGCCAGCAAGTTTATTTGCCGCACCCTCGTCATCTAGAAACTTGTCCATTGTTGGGTATGTCCCACCATTGGCAAGACGATTTAGTTCTGCAACTAACGTTGTGCCTGCTCTACCTGTTGCCATTGGTTACTACTTTCTGTGATGTTTTGGTAATATAATATTTGATTTTTTCTCTGCACCAGCAAAGAATGCGGCGTAGTAATGCTCATCAAAAGAGAAACGTTTCATATGAGGAACGGTTGCTCCTGTATGGCAATACAATGGAACTTCGACTTGGTCGCATAGGGCGAAGAAGAATATATCTTCACCTATGAATTTAGTTCCTCTGCCCATTTCCATAAACATTTGTCCATCTGGTGCTACTTCCATTACCTTGTCAACTACGCTTCTATGCATCAGGATAAATCCAAAACCTGCTGCTTCTGCTTTGATTAGTTGATTCTTAGGTAAGGGGTGAACTCTGGATAAACCAAAAGTTCCATCACCTTTATTGGTAAAGTTAAAGACTGTTGGCATTGGAACCATTAAAGGTTCTTCTGGGTTATCTGTCGTGAAGTAAACTCCACTAACTAATGGGCGTTCTGTTGCATCTTTGTTATCCCACAGAAGTTTGAACTTCTCTGGACTAATGACCACATCTGAATCTACCCAAAGCAACCAGTCAGACTTATTGCTTTTATGCCAGAATTCAATTACATTTTGTCTTTGTCTTGCAATCTGATTGCCACCACTGCGAATTGTTGAAGCAAAAGTTATACCAGACTTTACCAATACATCAGTAATGCCTTGCATAAATTTACCATCTACCATACCATTATCGCACCAAGCGATTGATACTGTCTCTTGCATTGTCCCCTGCTTTCTTATTTTCTTTTTGCTGCTGCGTTATCTATAAGATTTGGATAAGGTCTTCCTGCTGCTTTGGCAGAGGCTTTAGCCTTTGTCTTCTGCGCTGGAGTTAATGGAGTAGATTTCTTGTTAGGGTTCTTCTTATCCCAAAATGCTTTCTTCTTCATTTTTTACCTTTGTTTCTTTTAGATATTGCCGCTGCCTTCTTCTTGGCATCAGCCTTTGAACTAGCACCCCAAGCATTTAAAGACAATAGCAACCGTGTAGGTTCACCATTAGGCTTACGCTCAGGTCCAGGAGCCCCACCCATACGGGCTAAGAAGGAGGCCCTGCGTGGGTTATCGCCACTCTTAACTGGTGGTCTTAATGTTCCACCTTTATAAGATGCTCTACCCTTTGCATTCAAGCCTCCCTTAGGATTCTTGCCTTCTTTACGTGTCCACGCTGCTGTCATAGTTGTCCCTTATTTTGCTCTAGTATCTCTTGCTGGTCTATTAACTACAGGACCAGTTTTTACTTTAGGTTGTTTTGATACAATGCCCATCTTTGTAAGATTGACCTTGACAGCCTTACCTTTAGGCTTGTTGACCTTCACTACATACCACGTGGATTCATAGCGCCGCGAGGTGCTGTTTTCTTAGGGGCCTCTGGTCCAGGTGAATTCTTTGGTGTGTAAACAGCATTTTGAAAACGTGTATCACCATATAGGCGACGGACACCTTCTGCAAAAGCCTTTGCTGATGAGTCATCTTTAGATGAAGCAACTGCACCTTTAACACTTTTAAGTGCGGCAGTCATACCCATTTTCTTAATGTCGTCAATCGTCTTTTGTGATACCTTTGTCTTAAGATCCCACTTGCTCTTATCTATAGCCATTATTTCTTGCCTTTCTTAGTAGTTTTAATTTGATTTCCTGTTTTATCATCATAACGGCGACCTTGTGTAAGAGCACCAATCATTTGACCAAATTGTGAATCTTGGTTTTGGCGAGAAACATTTGCTTGACCTTGGTAAAACTCTCGACCTTTGCCGCCTTGAGCCATATCATTTGGTGGATACGTGCTACCTTTGTAAGAATTTTCTGAAGTTTTATTCATAGCCTTTTTTAAATCTTTGGCTTCCTTCATCAAATTTTCTAGATAACTTGCCATTTACTTCTTCTTACCCATCTTCTTTACCATTGCCTTTGGAGCAGATTTTTTCATCATTTTCATTCCAGCCTTAAGTTCTGCTTTCTTGACCTTTGCTGGTTCTTTCTTTTCTTGCATATTGTAAGCCTTCATTTGCATCGATGACATCTTAGCCATTATATTTGTCCAATCTCTTTAAGAACTGCTGCGGATTTTTTATTTATATCTTTTGCCTTAGGCATAGTCTCTGAGTTATAGGCTTTACCTAAAGTCTCTGAGGCTTTGTATGCTTCCTGGATGTGCCGCATACTGGTCCCTGCTGGTTGCATTCCTTGTGACCTAGCATCTCTGTAGGCTTGAAGTTCTGCATTCCATTTTTTGTCTGGTATATCTCTTGTTGCATCTCCTGCATTCATCTGCAATGTCCCAGCCTTACAGCCAAAACAAGTCTCGTCATAGACTGGGTGATACTCCCAATGCTTCATATTAGCCCCCTAATGCCCTTATTGGGCTGTAAAGTTACTTTCTGTGATACCTACGCCACCTGCTATGAGTTCTGCCTTTGTAGCCTCATTTACGGTGTGATTATAGCCACCTCTATATACTTTGGTATAGGTTGCTAAGTCTTGGTCTACAGGATATCTAACCTGTGAGTAGGTTGATCCACTCTTGACTATGGTTATTCCTTTGTTCATTTTTCTAAAATAGAACAAACGATGTTTACCAATTGGACCCTCAGATGCTGTGGGTGTAACGAATGTGTAATTTGCCATTGTTCTCCTTAGTGAACTCAATGTAAACCAGGGGCCGAAACCCCTGGCCTACCTTCAATCAACTAAGCGATTGATGAACCTGATTCGATTCGGTATAGTGCTTCTTCACGGTAGCGAGCAAATCCTAGAACGCCATACCAACCCATTGGGCGGTGACGCATCAACTTGTCAACTACTGGTCCGATAACTACGTGTGGCTCTTCAGCAACTGCCTCAGCAAGTGCTTGTTGTCCAGCAACGATTGTGCGATACACCTTTGCAGATGAAGCACCGTCTGTTGCAGTGTAAAGACGTGGTGATTCAACAAAGAATGCACCTTCGTAGTTACCAATTTCTCCTGCCCAAATGCGGTCTTGTGCTTGACCGTATTGGTTAGGAAGCAACCAACCTGCGGAGCCTGTTTCGGCGCGTAGGTCGTGTGAAACTTCTGGGTGAACTCCAGCCCAGTAGAGTGAGCCCTTGCGAGCAATAGACTTACCAGAACGTAACTTTGCAACAGCCTTGCGGATGTTAGCAGAAGATAGTGTTGCAGCAGCAGTAACTGTTGCTGTTGAAGTCGCTGTTGCACCTGAGTAGATTACGTTTGTTCCAGCGCGTAATGTTTCCATCGCAACTTGGTCAATTGAATCTGCAAGGTTGAACGCAATAATGTTAGCAATTGCTGGGTCTACGTCAGCAAGGCTGAATAGTTCCAAAGCACGTGTAACAAGG